TGCGCAATAACTTCTTCGCCTGATTTTGTGGCCTGTTCTTCGGTCATTAATCATCTTTATACTTTTCAACAGCTTGGCGCAAAAATCTGCCGTGTTCAGATAATGTAATATTTTCAGGACGTACTGATTTGACTTTTAAATTAAAGTGTTTTTTAAAGTCTTGCAAAATTTGTTCCTGATGACCTGATTCGCGAATATCCTGACAGATTAAATCCCTTGCTTGCGGGTTGATAGGTTTGGGAATTAAATAATCTTTGTCAGGTTCTTGATTCGGTTTTGTCGGTGTTCTTACAACATCGTTATTTTCTGGCGGTTCTTCTTTTGGTTGGTCAAGGTCTTTGACTTCAACATCAGCCCAAAGTTCATAAGCATCGCCGAAGGAATAACAAGCGCAGGCGCACAAATGACGGCGTTGTGAATTTTGTATATGATTTGAACTGATTTTTTCGTAACTTATGGCCTTGTTTGTATTGTCTGTTATTGCATAAGGAAACAAAGGAAGTTTGACACCTGTAACGACATTTACAAAGCATCCCATCAAATAACCTGTATTATTTGGAGCCATCCAAACAAGTTGTCCGCTTGGGTCAGGTTCTAAAGCAAAAAACCAATTTGGCGCTTCTTCTCTAATTCTTTGCGCTGTTTTCGCCCAAGCGCTATATGTAAAACGCCCTTTTTTATAAAGATCGCCTGTCGTAATCAGGCCGCCTAGATTTGGGATTTCGATTGGTTTTGTTTGGTTTTCCATAATAATTTTTAAAAAGCACCTAAACGAAAACTCTTACCTTAATCGTTTAGGTGTCTACATTTATTAGTCTACCAATTTATTCAGGTTTGTCAAAAGTTTTTATATTTATATTTGCGCCAATATGTTCAAATCGTTTTGCGTAGCGTTTCAAAGCCTGCAAACAAACAACAAGAGAATCATCTGCAAGAACAGTTCCCCCTGATGTAACAGATAAAGCGTCAAGAGTACTTCGGGTTAATTTATCAACATCCCCTGTTGTTTTGCTAGTGCAGAAAAAAGGCGCGTTATTTTTTAAAATTTCAGCATTTTTACCCGTTCCAAAATGGCTCTTAGGGCGCGGCATAATAAATTCAATAGAAACTTGCACGGGTTCATTAAATGGGTTGCCTGCAAACGCTTCAAGCGCCGCGTGAATAATATCTTGACGCCAAGGCTTGACCCTTTTGCTTGATTCCATCAAACCGCCATATCTTGTCAAAGTTTTAGAACCCTGCGGCGCGGGTAAACCTACAACACGAAATTCAAGTTCTTTCATTAGTAACCAACAAATTTTGCTTCTTCAATAGCTTGTTTACATTTTTCTGGGTTATATGAAATACCCCTACCAACAGTTCGTATCCAATGTATGTTTTCTTTTAACACACCATTTTTTCGATATTTAACTAGAGTACCTTCAGATTTATAGCCCATCATATCAGCGGCTCTTAATTGCTGATAAAAACCTTTGCTTGCATAATATTTTCTTTTATAAGGGTCAAAAGGGTCGCTTTCTGTTTTTTCTGGTTTGTTTTTTTCATTTTCCATTTCTACAGCAATTTTGTCATGTATTTTTAAAAGTTCTTTTATTAAAGGATTATCGTCAAATTTACATTTAGAACATTTATCAGCATTAGAAATTGATTGAAGTAAACCGACTTTGATGTGTCGCCATTCTCGTTCTGTTAAATCAATTTTCATTAAAATCCCCCCTGTTCAGAATCGAATCTTTTCCACGCCTGCGACCAAGCATAAGCGCAATCAATCGTGTGTTGATCTTCCCCAATCACGCATCTATTCGGCCTAGCCCAAATTGTTTTGCATACGTCAGGAATTATTTTGTGATGTTCCGCAAGCGCTTCAAGATAGCTTCCCATTTGCGCATCTGTTGAATAAGGCTTGGCGTACTTTTGCGATTGTGTTTTTAAATCAATCAACATTAGTTTTTGCGATTTATTATCGTAGCCCAAAAGGTCAAGTTGACCGCCGACAGATTTTTCAAGATCGCAAAGCATATATTCAACCGCCCAAGGCTCAAAATCTTTCCACAATTCCAAATCCATCAAAGGCTTAATCCAATCTTCATAGTCGCCCATTTCGATCTTATCGTTGCCAAGCATACGTTGTTGCAAAGCATAATGCGCTGTTTCGCCGCGTGGTTGCCATTTAGCCCTGTATCTTTCGATGTTTGCCAGTTCTTCAGGCGTTTTTGTATTGCAAACTTGAGTTGTTGAAAATGCAAGCTGTTCGCCTGTCGGTTCCCAGATGTATTTGTGGGTTTTTTCTATCCTTGCGATAGGAAGCGGTTCTAATAATTTTTTCATGCCACCGACATCCCGTAAGGCGTCACAAAATAGATTCTTGCTGTTCGGCCACTTCGCGTATGGCGTCTTAAAGGTTTCCCTGTTGATGAATCGAAACGATGCTGAAGAAATGCGGGTTGACATTTTGACAAGTCATTAAGGCGGGCTGATGCTGTTTGATGCTTCATCCCAAGTATTTCTTCAACTTCATCACAAGTCAGCCCATCTTCAAAGTTTCTCACACATCGTAAAACATCAAGACACATCCCGTTTATTTTGTCTTTAATAGATTCAGCGGCATCTTTTGATGTTTCTGTTTCGTTGCTCGGTGCAACTGGATAATTAAAAAGTGGTAAATCGTTAGTTTCCATTTGTTTTTTTCGGTTTAGTTTGTTCCCAGAATTTGATAAGCAGTTCCAGTTCTGCTATACGAATTTTTGCTTTGTCGATCTTTTCGGCTGTTTTCATGTCGGATAATCTTTTGGGTCGATAATTTCAACACGTTCTTCAGGTTCTTTTGATCGGGCAAGGTTTCGATGTTTTACGCCCTGATAACCTTTCGGGAAAAGTGATTTTGAACTGTTGCAATCGTCCTCCACAGTTTGCCATCCGTCAGTTTTCTTGTCGAGATCGGTCAGCGTCCACATCTTGCGATCAGGGTTTGCAGGGTTTGGCTTTTGCAATCCCGCTTTCAAGGTTCTTACAAGTGAACCTAAATCAACTAATCTTTCCATTTTCCTCCCCGCTGACAGCATCAAGATTTGTCCACATTTCAGTATCTTTTGAATATTCCCAACAGCATTGATACTGGTCTAAATAAATAAATTTATCGTAGGGATTTTTAGGAAAATTTATCGGTTCATCAAATCCATAAGCGTTTGTCATTTTGCCTCCTGTTTTGCATCGTCCTTATAAGAAAGTTCGTTTACGATATTAAGATTTGGCCAGTTTTGTTCGCTTGCCTTGAATACTTTTGACGCGGGATGATTCACAATTGGTTCTTCTTTCTTGAAAAATTTCTTGTCGTTAGGTTTATAAACGTCTTTGTAACCCCCGATAATCGCCATTTCTAGCGCCCTAATCTGTTCATCAATGGTAAACGATCTTAAAGTCTTGAAGATGCGTTGCGCGACCTTTTCGCTACAAGTTGCTTTTTTCTTATGTCTTATCGGCCACCATTCAACAATTAAATCCGCGTGTCTTTGTAGATCATCAGGAAT